GGATTACGTCTGATGGAAAACCAACACCGCAAAATCAAGGGCTACCGCGAGCTGTCGCAGGAAGAAATCGATCTGATGAACGAGATCAAGACCAAGGGCGTCGAGCTGGGCGCGCTGGTCGAGAAGTTGCGGGCGACTTCGGGGCTTGATCAACGCTGGGTCAGCATCGGCGCCACAGACCTGCAGACCGGGTTGATGGCTCTGACGCGTGGCGTAGCTCGACCGGAGTTCTTCTGATGAACCACGGGTGGATTGGAGTCGACCTCGACGGCACCCTGGCGCACTACGACGGCTGGAAAGGCATCGAGCACATCGGCGAGCCTATTCCGGCCATGGTCGAGCGCATCCAGAAGTGGCTGGACGACGGCCAGAAGGTGAAAATCTTCACGGCCCGCGTCTGGTCGGACGGTTCGACGGCGCGTGAGCGGGAAACCTACCTCGCCACGAAGTACATCCACAGCTGGTGCCTGCAGTACATCGGCACCGTCCTGCCGGTGACCTGCCAGAAGGACTTCGGCATGATCGAACTGTGGGACGACCGGGCCGTCCGGGTGAAGATCAACACCGGGATGCCCTGCTGCGGAGAGGGCGATGTTTGAGACCATATTCGGCTGGTGGCGGAGCTTCTTCCCACCCGACCCGGTCAGACAGTGCCAGTTCCACCGTGAGATGGGCTGCTGCCACGTGGACGGGCCGGGGTGCGACATGCAGACTTGCCCGATTCTCAAGGATTACCGCGAGTTTTGTGGCGACGAATGATTGCAGACTCTGACGGTATCTGGTAGAGTCCGACGCAAATCCATGACCGAGGGATTGTACTCGGTCACCGCCAAGCTGCGGCGACACAGTAGCCGGCACGACTCCGTAACCGTCGTACTTCGCACCTTCTCCAGCGATACCGGAGGACGCAGAACACAGCGACAAGTGTGGGAAAGGCTCTGACAGAGTCTGAAAAGCGACTTACGACAACCACGGAGAACCATTATGTCGTATACCAACTTTGCGAACCTGACCACGGAACAAAAAACCGTCTGGTCGATGGACCTGTGGAAGCAGGCCCGAAACATGTCCTTCGTCAATCAGTTCCTCGGCAAGGATGCCAACTCGATGATTCAGCACGTGACCGAGCTGAAGAAGTCCGAGAAGGGCGCCCGCGCCGTGATGACCCTGTTGACCGATCTCGAAGGCGACGGTATTTCCGGCGACCGCACCCTGGAAGGCAACGAAGAAGCGATGAAGTCCTTCGACCAAGTCATCCATATTGACCAACTGCGTCACGCCAACCGCCACGAAGGCCGCATGGCCGACCAGAAGTCGGTTGTGAACTTCCGCGAAAACTCCCGCGACGTGCTGGCCTACTGGCTGGCTGACCGTACCGACCAGATGGCCTTCCTGTCCCTGGCCGGCATGCAGTACTCGGTCAAGAACGCCGGCGGCGCCCGCGTCGGTTCCGACCTGCCGTACCTGGAGTTCGCTCCGACCGCCGCCGACGCCCCGTCGTCCAAGCGTTATCTGGTCTGGGACCGTGGCAACATGGACTTCGCCACCAACACCGCGAACACCGCATTGGTCAACGGCGCCATCGGCACCGGCGACTACCCCTGCTGGGAAGCCTTCGTGCAGCTCAAGGCCTACGCCAAGGATCACTACATCCGTGGCGTCAAGTCCAAGGGCGGCGAAGAGGTCTACCACGTGTTCCTCTCCCCGCAAGCCATGGCCAAGCTGAAGCTGGACAGCACCTTCATGCTGAACCTGCGTCACGCCATGCCGCGCGGTGAAGCGAACCCGCTGTTCTCCAGCTCGTCCGTCAAGATCGACGACCTCGTCTTCCACGAGTTCCGTCACGTCCCGAACACCCGTACCGCTGCAGCCGGCTCCAAGTGGGGCGCAGGCGGCAACGTCGACGGCTGCCGCGTGCTGTTCTGCGGCGCACAAGCTCTGGGCTTCGCCGACATCGGCAATCCGGAGTGGGTCGAAAAGGGCTTCGACTACGAGAACCAACAGGGTATCTCCACGGGCAAGATTCTCGGCTTCAAGAAGCCGAAGTTCTACACCCAGTACTCTGGCGGCACGGTCGAAGACTTCGGCGTGATCGCTGTCGACTTTGCTCAATAAGGAGAGCACAGCATGAAAAAGCTCGCTACCCGCTCGGCCCAATGGCCGCTGACCGCTGAATTCGTCTTCAACTACAACGACTGGGTCGTCGACTCCGTCGATGGCGTCAAGAAGACCTTCGGCTCCACCGTCGCCAACTCGGTCGATCCGACCGAAGCCGGCCTGACCGCCGCTACCGGTCTGGTCTTCGACTGCATCAAGCTGCCCCGTGGTGCCTACATCACCGGCGCTGAAGTGCTCGTCGAAACCGCCTTCGTCGGTATTGGCGCAGCCGCCTCCTTGTCCCTCGGCATTGCCGGCAGCACCACCGCCATCGTCAATGCCGCGGACCTGGATGCTGCCGCCGCCGGCGCAAAGCTGACCGTCGCCGCGTTCAACCCCGTCCTGGCCAACTCCGGCGCAGACATCCGGCTGACCACCGCCGGTCTGGCTGCTACGGCCACCGCCGGCAAGGTTCGCGTCCGCGTCAGCTACACCATCGACGAACGCGCCAACGAAGTCATCCCGACCTAATCGGGGCAATCCAAACGGGGCTTCGGCCCCGTTCTTCCATCTAGGAGAAAACCGTGGCTTATTTCACGCTGCATCGTGATTACCGTTTCATCTCGCCGATCGGGCACACCATCCAGTTCCGCAAGGGCGAACCCACCTACGTTCCGCCCGCGCTGCACAAGGACGTCCAGGCCTTCGGCGCCGAGCCGGTCGATGACTCCGAAGTCGAGTCCATCCTCGGCGATGAGCCGAAACAGAAAGACGAAGTGCCCATGGAAGAGCGCCATCGCCAACTGCTCGACGCCTTCAAGGCGCTGCAGGAGCGCAACGCTCGTGGTGACTTCACCGGCCAGGGTATCCCGTCTCTGACTGCCCTGAAGAAGATCATCACCGATTTCGAACCGGCCAAGGCCGAGGTCGAAAACCTCTGGCATCAGTACCTCGACGAAGTGAGCGGCTAAATCATGACTGCCCAAGAGCTGCTGACGCAATTCCGCAACGAGATGCTCGACACCGCCAAACCGCACTTTTGGTCGGACGAAGAAATCCTCGGCTACATGGATGACGCGTACAAGAGGTTCGTGCGGCTCATGGGCGGCATTGCCGATTTCACCTCGGACCTCACCCGCGTCGACATCGACGCGGGTGATCCGGTCGGAATCCTCGATAAGCGCATCCTCCGCATCACGGAGGCTTTCAGGGTATCGGACGGCGGGAAGATTTCTATCATCAACCACACCGACCTGACCTTCACGCGAGACAACGACTACGGCCTCATCCGCCCGCTTCACCTCGACACCATGCCCGGCCCGGTGCGCTACATGGTCATCGGCGCCGAGCGCGGGAAGTGCAAGTGGGTCCAAATCCCAGAAACGAACGACGTCGCGCAGCTCTACGTGTATCGCCTCCCGGCGACGAAGATCGAAATGGACGGCACCAACCTGGACTACGAGTTCGACGAGATCGGCGATGAGCACGTCCCGTACCTCTGCCTGTGGATGCGCCACCGGGGGTACATGAAGCAGGACGCTGACACGTTCGACCCGAAGCGCGCCGAGTCCTTCAGAGCCGCCTTCGCAGAGTACTGCACGCTCGCGAAGCGCGAGTGGGACCGCTACAAGCACAAGAATCGCGAAATCCAGTACGGAGGCCTATGACGCAGGTATTCAAAGTAGTCCGTGAACCGACCCGCGTGCCGGCAGACCCGGAGCGGGAGAAATACACCCTTGGGGTCATGTACCGCAACGGTCTGCAGTTCTGCCAGACCTGCGAGGACGAAGACCGTCTTCTTGAGACGAACCCTGACGCGAAGATCAAGGGGCTGTCGGCCATCCCGCGTGGCCGCTACAAGCTGACCACCTCTTACTCCCACCACTTCGGCAAGGTGTTGCCGGAAGTCCTCGGAGTCCCGAATTTTACCGGCGTGCGCCTGCACGGCGGCAACCACGCCGAGCACTCGCAGGGCTGCATCCTGACCGGTCGCGTCCGCATCTGCGACGGCATCGCGCAATGCCCTGACACCGTGGCCGCCATCATCGAACTCATCGACGACGCCGAAGAGCGCGGCGAGGAGTCTTTCCTGGAGGTCGTATGAGCGCTTCCGACGTCGTTTCGAAGTACGTCCCGGTCCGCACGATCACCCTCGGCACCGCGATCTGGATGACCTGGGCGGTCAGTGAGTGGGCCATGTGGTTCGCCACCGGCAACGCCCGCAACGGCGTCGAGATCGCCGCGATCATCGGGGCGGTAACTGCCCCGATCTGCGCCTTCGGCGGCTACATCTTCAAGGCCTTCGTCGATTCGAGGGCAGGACAATGATCCCGCCGACATGGTACGCAATCGCCGCCCTCGTCGCGACGAACCTGCTTACAGGCTACCTGTGGCGCACGGACGCTCACGAGCTTCGGTTGGTCGAGCTGCGCGGTGAAATTGCGCAGAAGGACAACGAGCTGCATCTCGAACGGCAGCGACAGATTACGGAGGACACGACCAATGGATGGAAAGCTGCTCTTGACACTACTCGCGCTGACTACGATCGCAGGCTGCGCCTCGCCGGTCGCAGTCCAATGCCCGGAATTTCCGGCCCCGCCGGCGGAGTTGATGGCCTCCCCGCCGACGCACTGGCTCTTGCAGCCCAGTGCGCAGAAACAACCCTGAACTACGAAAGCCTGCAGCGGTGGGTCGATAAGCAGAGAAACGCGAAATGAACGACAAAGTCCGGATAGTAGACACCCCGCACGGGCCGATCGCCGATCGCCGTGCCCAGGCCCCGACATCAGCCACGAACGGGTTCGACACGAATTTACTGGACTACTTTGTCGGGCAGTTCTCAGTCATAACCACCAAGCTGGAGCAGGTCCACGAGGACATGCTGGCGCAGAAGAACGCACACACCGCCATGCAGGGCGACATAGACGAAATCAAGCGGGCTTTCCCGAAGCACGAAAACGGCGAAGACCCGGACTATTCCGGTCACCACGACCACCACGACAAGCTGATCAAGACGTCAAAGCGGTGGAGCGAGATCGGTACGGACGTACTCAAAAAGGTCTTTGGCGGGGTTACATGGATCGTCCTCGTCTTCATAGCCCTGGCGGTCTGGAACGAGATCATGAACCGCCTGCATCTCGTGGCCGGCAACCTACCGCCACCCAAGTAGGTGTATCTGATATACTCTGACGGACTCTGACAGAGGTGGCTTATGGCGGATAAAGACCTGACAATTCGACAAGGGAAGACCTTCTCCCTGCAAATCCGCTGGGAAACGGACCCGATCGTCTTCAAGCCGATCACTGGCATTTCCTTGGCTTTTGGCGCCCCGCGCCTGACGGTCGTTGGCCACGGCTGCCCGCCCGGATGGCGGGCGGCAGTCACCCGCGTCAAGTCGCCGAAGCAGATCAACGCCACGAACGACCCGCTGAAGCCTAGTGACTACCACGCGGTCACTGTCGTCGACGCCAACACGGTGGAATTCAACGGCATGGCCCCGCTCGACGACAACGGCAACGAGTGGCCGGGATACACCGAGGGCGGCTTCCTCCAGTACAACACGCCGGTCGACATCGCCGGCTACAGCGCCCGGATGAAGATTAAGGACAAGATAGGCGGCACGGTGCTGGCTTCGACCGAGGCCGGCGACTCCCCGCTGAACGTGCTGACCATCGCCCTGGACGCTGCGAACAAGACGATCACCCTGTCTATCCCGGCGACGGCGACAGACGACTTCGCCTGGACGAAGGGCGTCTACGACCTCGAAATGGTCAGCCCGACCGGCGTAGTGACGACCGTCCTGAGCGGGAAGGTCACCGTGACCAAGGAGGTGACGACGTGAGCGTTCAGCACGAATTGACCGTATCGCAACTGCGCGATTACTGCGATGCCCATATTGCAACCGGTCACGCCGATGCCAAGGTG